TTCGTCCTGGACCGCCAAACCGGCCACCACTCCGGCCCAAGGCGCGGCCAAGCCCATCGAAATGACCGATGCGGAACGCGCCACCAAGGTCGCGGAGATCGTACGGCAGACCGAAAGCCCGAACGGCACCCCGGTTCACGCCTATCTGCTCGGGCGTGGCATCGCCATTCAGCCGCCCGACTGCATCCGGTTTCGCCAGAACGCCTATGGCAGCTATGGCGCAATGGTCGCGCTGGCCACCGATGCAGCAGGCGAGGTGCTGGCCATCCAGCAGGTCTATCTGACCGCCGACGGCAAGAAGGCCCCGCTCAATCCCGTCAAGCGCACCAACAAGGCGGTCGAGGGCTGGGCCGAACGTTCCGCCGTGCGTCTGCCGGGACGCGAACCGCTGGTGCTCTGCGAGGGGGTGGAAACCGCCCTGTCGATCTGGCAGGCGACCGGTCAGGAGGTCTGGGCCTGCCTCGGCATCTCGAACATTGCCCGCGCGCACGTCCCCGAAAAGGCAATGGTGATCATCGCCCGCGATGGCGACGCGCCCGGCAGCAAGGCCGAGGGCCAGATACTGCGCACCGCCAGCAGTCTTGTCGCACGCGGGTTTACGGTGCTCATGGCCACCCCGCCTGAAGGTGAGGATTTCAACGACATCCTGGTGCGCGAGGGCGAAGACGCCGTCCGCAACCGCATCGCAGCCGCCGAACCCTTGCGCGCCGACCACGCCGATACCCGCAGCAAGGATCTTTACATCGGGTCAGACGTCGAGATCGCCAAGCGCGTCCGCGAAGACCTGACCGCCCGTCACGGGCGCATCGTCCATGCCGAAGGCGCGTTCTGGCGCTACACTGGCACGGAGTGGGAGGCCATCGAGGACCATCTGATCCGGCTGCCGGTCCATGCCTATGACGGCGCGGATTTCATGACGGCGGCGGGCGAACCCTCGCGCGTCAAGCTGAGCAGATCCCGCGTGGACTCCGTGCTGAACGAATGTGCCGCCCTCTGCGCCGAACCGCACTTCTTCGAAAACCCGCCCGCCGGGATCAACTGCACCTCGGGCTTCATCCGTTTCGACGCCGCTGGCACACCTCACCTTGAACCCCATCACCGCAATCACCGCTGCCGCCACACCCTGCCGGGCCATTGGCATGCGGGCGTGCCGGGCACCTCGCCCGAAGGCTCCTTGCTGCACCGCCTTCTAACCGGCAGCTTCAAAGGCGACCCAGAGGCCCAAGCAAAATGCGATCTTCTGGCCGAGATCTGCGGATCGGCCGCGCTGGGCTATGCGACCCACCTGCTGCAACCCCGCGCCGTAGTGCTGCATGGCATGGCCGCCGAAAACGGCAAAAGCCAGTTTCTCAATCTCGCCCGCGGTCTCCTACCCCCCAGCGCCATCTGCTCTGTTCCCGCCTCGCAGATGGGGGACGACAGGCATGTCCTCGGCTTGGTCGGAAAGCTTCTGAATGCATCCGACGAGTTGTCTGCGGAAGCCATCGCGTCGGACGCATTCAAGGCCGTCGTCACTGGCGATCCGGTCCAAGGGCGCGATGTCTACAAGAGCAGGGTCGAGTTCCGCTCGGTGGCACAGAACCTCTTTGCCACGAACACCCTGCCCAGCTTCAAGGGGGGCGTGGACCGTGGCGTTCAGCGCCGCCTGATGGTGATCCCCTTCACCCGCACGATCCCCATCCCTGAACGCATCGCGGATATCGGCAAGCGGATCGCCTCGGATGAAGCCGACCTGCTGCTGGCATGGGCTGTCCATGGCGCGGCGCGGCTGATCCGGCAACGCAATTTCGCCATCCCCGAAAACTGCCACCGGGCCCTTCTCGACTGGGTGCTGGGCGAAGACCCGGTGCTGGCCTGGATCGACGCCTGCGTGCGTGTGCAGCCCATCGTGAACGGTGGCCCGATGCTAGCCACCCGTGACGCGCACCTCCGGTTTCAGAACTGGGCGCTGGCCGAAGGCTTCAAGACCGAGAAGATCCCTGCGATCAACGGCTTCGTGCAGCGAGTGCAAGCCCAGGTGGCGGGCATCCAGCACAAGCGCACCAGCACGGGGCGGTTCTTCCTCGGCATCACAGTGACGCAAGGGTGACGCAAGAATGACGGGTTTTTCCCTGCAACCCATTGAAAGTGTTGAGATGACGCACTTGGCCCGAACCTTTTCATATAAGGGGGAAAATCACACAACCCTGAATACACATTACACCCCTTATATAAAATGTTCCCCGGGCAGGTGCGTCATCTCAACACTTTCAACGGCTTACGCCCCGAAACCCGTCATTTCCGCGTCACCCATGCGTCACCCACCGCGCCCCACGGGCGGGTCTGAGGGGTGTCAATCGGGAAAGACCGGGAAAGCGGCGGTTCCTTTTGGGCCGATCCGTATGTGGGGGAGCGCAGCGCATGACCCCACCAGCGTCAGGGGGTGGAATTGACTAAACTCAACGCCTCAGAAACCAAGACCGCCTTCGCCACACGGGTCGGCCTGACCAAGGGCCGCATCTCGCAGTTGGTGGCCGATGGCCTGCCGGTGCGTCCTGATGGTCAGATCGATGTGGCCGAGGGGCTAGCATGGATCGAGGACAATCTCGATCCGTCGCGTCGCAACAAGGGTGGTGCCTTCGCTGCCCCTACTTCGCCAGCCCGCGTCTCGACCACGCTCGCCGAGGCCAAACGGCTGCATGAAATCGTCAAGGTGCAGCGCGCCAAGCTGGCATTCGAGAAGGAACAGGGTCAGTTGGTCGAAACTCTCGCCGCCACACGCACAGTGTTCGCCCGCGCCCGTGCCGAACGTGATGCGCACATGGCCTGGGTGCAGCGCACAGCACCGCTGCTGGCCGCCGAGGTCGGGGCCGATCCGCGTGCCACCTTCGCCGCGTTGGACCGGATGATGCGCGAACATCTGGAATACCTGGCCGACATGCCCTTGGGGAGTTTCGGTGATGGTGCCTGAGATTGACCTCGCCTGGCGGCGCGGCATCCGACCGGAACCGCCGATCCCGGTCTCGGACTGGGCCGACCGCCATCGCATCCTGCCACCGACCTCGGCGGAACCGGGGCGCTGGCGCACGGACCGCACGCCCTACCTGCGCGCGGTGATGGACGCGCTGTCCACTTCCAGCCCCTATGAACGGGTCGTGCTTATGAAGGGCGCGCAGACGGGAGGGTCCGAGGCCGGGCTGAACTGGCTCGGCTACATCATCCAGAACGCACCCGGCATCGCCATGCTGGTCATGCCCTCGCTCGACATGGTGCGGCGCAACACCACCGTGCGGATCGATCCGCTGATCGAGGCCACCCCTGCCCTGCGCGATCTGGTATCGGCCCCGAGGTCGCGCGATGCCGGGAACAGCCTTTTCCGCAAATCCTTTCCCGGTGGCCAGCTGGTGATGACCGGCGCGAATAGCGCGGTGGGGCTGCGATCCACGCCCGTGCGCTACCTGTTCCTCGACGAGGTGGACGGTTATCCCGGCGACGCCGATGGCGAGGGCGATCCGGTCGATCTGGCCATCCAGCGCACCACTACCTTCCGGGGACGGCGCAAGATCTACATGGTGTCGACCCCAACACTGAAAGGTCATTCACGTATCGAGGCGGCCTATCTCGACAGCGATCAGCGGTATTTCCACGTCCCCTGCCAGCACTGTGGCGACATGGCCCCGATCACATGGGCGCGCATCCGCTGGCCCGAAGGGCAGCGCGACGCCGCCTACCTGGTCTGCGATGCCTGCGGCGGTGTCCATCATGAACACGAAAAGCCGCGCATGATGTCTGCCGGTGAATGGCGTCCGACCGCGCTGGGCGATGGCCGCACGGCAGGGTTCCACCTATCATCGCTCTATTCGCCTTGGGAAACTTGGGCCGAGATCGCGCAGGAACATGCCCGCGTGGCCAAGGATCCCGCCCGCCTGCAGGTCTGGATCAACACCAAGCTGGGCGAGTCCTGGGAGGACCAGGCGGGCGACACCGTTCCCGCCGATCCGCTGATGGCCCGGCGCGAGGACTGGGGCGGCGACCTCGCCCCTGGCGTGGCTGTCTTGACGGCTGGCGTCGATGTGCAGGGCGACCGGCTCGAGGTGCAGACTGTGGGCTGGGGCCGGGACGAAGAAGCTTGGGTGATCGATTACCGTGTCCTGTGGGGCGACCCTTCCGGCCCGCGCCTGTGGTCCGACCTAGACGGCGTTCTGAACGGCACCTATGGCGACCTGCCCGTTCGCGCCGTCGCCGTGGATACCGGCGGCCATCATACCAAGATGGCCTACGAATTCTGCCGCACCCGCCTCGCCCGCCGCATCTGGGCGATCAAGGGCCGTGGCGGCCCCGGCATCCCGGTCTGGCCGCGCCGCCCCACCCGCACCAACAAGGGCAAGATCCCGTTGTTCATCGTCGGTGTTGATGCAGTGAAGGATGCCGTCTACGCCCGCCTGAAACTGACCGAGCCCGGGCCCGGCGCCATCCACTTCCCCCGCCGCCTTGATGCCGACTATTTCCGGCAGTTGACCGCCGAACGCGTCGTCACCCGCTTCGAAAAGGGCCGCCCGATCCGCTCCTGGCAACCCAAACGCGATGGCGAGCGCAATGAGGCGCTGGACACCTTCGTCTACGCCCACGCCGCCCTGCATGGCCTGATCAGTATGGGCATGCGGTTGAACGAGGAGTCGGAGGGGAGGGATGGCCGGGCACTAACGCAGCAGCGGACAACGCCTAGCTTGATCCGATCTGCTTGGATGGGCTGAACACGGCCGTAAGCGCCCTGACTCCACTGAATTCTGCTGCGCTGCCACACCTACGACTTGCAAACTGGACCCTGAGGGGCGAAAAGGAAACCCAACGGATAGGTGTCGAGCCGAACTTGGCATCGACATATAGAGAAAGAGGCACCAATTGGGACGCGCTGGGACAAAAAGCCACCGGCTTGAGAATGATACCGAGACCCTCTTGGACCAGTCAGTCGCCGATTTTGTCATGAACTCCACTAGCCCCGAGGCCATAGATCTCGCATATACTGAGCACGCACCCAAAGCGCATCGTCGCAAATTTGCGCAGTTCTTTACACCACCTTCAATCGCATCACTCATGGCCGACTGGGTTTCAGAAAAATCCCCGAAGCTGGTGTTGGACCCGGCATTGGGGACAGGAATACTCGCGCGTGCAGTCGGGAAACGCCTCCCAAATACCAAGATTGTTGGTTACGAAATTGATCCGGCTGTCGCAGTGGCTGCAAAAAAAGCCACCATTCTCGCTGGAATAAACGTCGAGATTCGAGAGGCGGACTTTCTGGACTCCAATCCAAGCGAGCGGTTTGATGGTGTAATTGCGAACCCACCATATCTCCGCCACCACGATCTAGCCGATTCAGCGCAACGCATCGCACAGATTGGCAGCGCTTGTGATATTCGGCTCTCGGGCCTAACAAACGCCTATGCACTCTTCCTTCTTGATTGTTGCCGCCGACTTAACGCGGGGGGCAGGTTAGCTTTCATTATCCCGACCGAATGGACAAATTCAAACTTCGGAAAGCCAATCAAAGAATATCTCCTGCAGAACGGTTTCTTGCGTGCAATTATCTATGTGTGTCACACAAACACAATTTTTGAGGATGCCCTGACCACTTCAAGTATCCTTTTGGTAGAGAAATGCGAGACGCCGCCGAGTGTGGTCAAAACGCTCTTTGTGGCAAGTGACGCAGAACTGCCCCAATTGGATGAATTGTTCGGGGCTCGGGAATCTCGATTGGCAATGGCGTCACGTGACTTCAAGTCAGACCAGTTGCTTCAGACCGCGAAGTGGGATGACCTAATTCGGCGCGGTGATATGTTGGTCCCGAATGGTTTTGTACCTCTTCGGCTTCTGGCAACGACGAAGCGTGGGATTGCCACGGGCGCAAATGGATTCTTTCATATTTCGCTTGCGACGGCTCGTCAGCACGGAATTACGGAAGAACGCCTCATTCCTTGCATTGGGAAAGCAAATGACGTCACCTCGCTTAATTTTGGGATAGAAAGTTTCGCCGAACTAATTAAAAAGGAACGACCAACCCATCTGATAAACTTCTCGGGTGAACTTTCTCCAGCCGAAAAATCATATATTCAGCAAGGGGAAGCTCAAGGTCTGCATCAACGATATCTCACGCAAAAGAGAGCGCCTTGGTACTCAAATGAAAAAATTCATGTGGCGCCGATATGGGCAGCGGTGTTCGGTCGGGAGTGCATGCGGTTTATTGTAAACACTGCAAGAGTGGCAAACCTGACTGCATTCCATGGCGTTTACCCGCTCCAAACAGATCCAAACTTCGTTAACGCCCTTGCCGCCACGCTGAACTCCAACATCGTTCAAGGTGTCATGAAAAGCGAGATGCGCGTTTATGGTGGCGGCCTCAATAAAGTTGAACCGCGTGACCTGCTCGACGTCAAAGTGCCTGACCTGCGTGGCTGCTCATCCGCCACACTTGAAAGGCTAAGTGCATTAATGATCGGTCAGCGAAAATCACACTTCACTGACCGCGAACTTGACGAGTTAGATGAACTTGTCTTGTCTGCCGGAAGTGAGGCTGCGCAACAACTTAAGTTGCCTATGGCTGCGGAGCGACGGCCTTCCAGAAAAGAGCCTGATCAATTTTCGTTGCCCCTCCTGTAGGCACGACGTAGGCATCGTGCCGCCCCAACTCTGTCCGGCGCTTCTCTACAGCAAAGTCCGGCATTGCAGTTTGGCTGTCAATTCTTGTACCCGAAGAGATCGGGATCATGATGGTGTTCTTGCCTTGGCTTTTATCCGGTTTCTCCAGTCTAAACCCTTTTCCAGAGGCAATGATCGAGAATATCTCGTGCACACTGAGGGCATAAATGGAGTCGAAGAAGACCTGCACATACGCCTGCGGGACGTTGTGTCGCTCGATCCAGCGATGAACAATGCGCAGGTCTTCAATTTTTACGGTAAAGCTGAGAAAGTCCTTGTCGTTTAGCTTTTTGCCCGCTTTCCGGTCCGCCTTAACTTTCATGTAGTGCAGAGCTTCGACCTTGCTCGATCGAACCTCAATTGCGGCCGAAGCCTGCTTGACAAGGTCTGTCAGTTCTTCAGTCGATCGGCCTGTGAGATCGGAATTTTTTGTGACTGCGCGAGGGAACACGAGCAGGTCTGGCCTCTTCCCCCGCAAGCGTACATCTTCCAGTCTCGCGTGGTAAAATTCTTTGAACCCATCTGCTCCTGCAGCAATCCGATCCGAGTCGCCATAGTGGGAAACCGTGTGATCTGGGAGGACGGCCTGAAGTGACGAAGCAAAGAGGCCCTCTGCCCAATCGCCCATAGCCCGGTTTGCGAGAAACTCAGATCTCGCATCGCCAGGAGCGCGGGGTGCTTTTACAGGGATTGCGCCTTCGCCACCAAATTTCAGAAGCTCCTTTGGTGCCCCTAGAGCGGTCAATTCCTTGATTGCGTTTTCAATGCTGTTGTTGATTTGATCGATGTACAAGACCATGACTGCCCCTAGTCGCATTTTTGAGCAGGCTATCAGCCTCAGATGAGTAGGCACAAGAGCCGAAAAACGCTAACTGCGACTACGGCCTTCCGGAACATTCCCAATAGCTTGCCGCGCACCGCCCATGCCTGTCTCCCGGCATGCGCAACCTGTTCCACTGTCTCTTTGCCCGCCCCGGCACACGGGCTATTCATGCTGCAGGTGGTGGTCGGTGTTGGTAGGGCGTGCGGCTGCCGAGCTTTCCCGACCCTTCCCAACCGCTCTGATACCTCTACGACGCCGCGCATGAGACACTCCTCGCCATGCGGACACTCCTTCATCGCCTTTTCGGCCTCACGCGAACGCGCGGCTTTGACGCTGCGGGCGACGGGCGGCGTTGGGAGGGGGCGCGGACAGTCGATGGGCTGAACACAGCGATCTTGGCGGGTGCGACAACGGCGGCGCGACGTGCGGGATGGTATGCGCGGAACAACCCATGGGTCGCGGCAGCAGTTGACAGCCTAGTGGGCAATGTCGTCGGCGCGGGGATCAAGCCACAGTCCACCCATCCCGATAGGGCGGTTCGCGAGCGGCTGCAGGTTCTGTGGCTTCGTTGGACTGATCATGCCGATCCGGGCGGGCTGGCGGATTTCTATGGGCTGCAGGCGATGGCTGTGCGCGCGATGGTCGAGAGCGGCGAGAGTTTCGCACGGCTGCGTGTGGTGCCGGATGCGGCCGCCGTTCCCTTGCACATCGACCTGCTGGATCGGGACCAGGTGCCGCTTGATCTGCACCGCGATATCGGCGGTGGCTCACGCATTCGGGCTGGCATCGAGTTCAACGGCGCTGGGCAGCGCACGGCATATTGGGTGATGCGGGACAGGCCCGGCGATCCGCTGACCTCCCTGCGGCTTGAACCGCTGCGCCTGCCCGCTACCGACTGCCTGCATCTGTTCAAGCCGCTTGCGGCTGGCCAATTGCGCGGAATCACATGGCTTGCCCCGGTGCTGTTGCGGCTGCACGAGTTGGACCAGTTCGAGGATGCAGCGCTGGTGAAAGCCAAGGTGGCAGCCCTGTTCACCGGCTTCATCACCGATCCGGACGGCACGGCGGGCGGCCTGAGCGGGACGAACACCAACGGTGCGCTGACCGTCGGCATGGAACCGGGCAGCCTGATCCCCCTGCCGCCCGGCACCGACATCCGCTTTTCCAACCCGACCGAGAGCGATGCCTACGGGCCCTTCGTCAAGAACCACCTCCGCGCCGTGGCAGCTGGCATGGGCCTGCCCTACGAGTTGGTCTCCGGCGATCTGGAGGGCGTGACCTATTCCTCGATCCGGGCCGGGCTGATCGAGTTTCGTCGCCGGGTGGAGCAACTGCAGCACAACGTCGTGGTGCATCTGTTCTGTCGCCCGGTCTGGGACCGCTTCGTTCGGCTGGCGGTGCTGTCAGGCGATCTGCCCGCGCGGGATTTCGACCGCGATCCCGCAGCCTATCTTGGCTGCGAATGGCTCCCGCCCAAGTTCGACTACGTCGATCCCAAGAAGGACGTCGAGGCCGAGATCCTCGCCATCAATGCCGGTCTCAAAAGCCGCCGCCAGGCGATTTCCGAACGGGGCTACGACGCCGAACAGGTCGATGCCGAGATTGCCGCCGACAAGGCGCGCACTGATGCGCTGGGCCTGAGCTTCGGTGCGCCGCCTGTCCAGAAGGAGGACATCCCCAATGAATGACTCCGTCACGCTTCTCACCCGCCGCGCCGACTTGGCACCGGCAAGTGCCAACCGTGATGCCCGCACCGTAGAGGTGATCTGGTCCACCGGCGCGCCCGTTCGCCGCCGTGACATGGCTGGGCAGTATGTCGAACGCCTCAGCCTCGATCCGCAGGCAGTGGACCTATCGCGCCTGCAAGGGGCCAGCGTGCTCGACGCCCATCGCCAGTCTGCCGTCCGCGATGTGCTGGGCAGTGTGCAATCGGCAAGTGTTGATGGCCAGCGCGGCACGGCGCTGATCCGCTTCTCGTCGCGCCCCGAAGTGGAACCGCTCTGGCAAGACGTGCTGTCCGGGATCCTGCGCCATGTCTCGGTCGGCTATTCCGTCGAGGAATGGGCCGAGACCACCGAGAACGGTGCGCGCGTGCTGACCGCCGTGCGCTGGACGCCCCACGAGATTTCCCTTGTCCCCACCCCGGCTGACCCCGGCGCACACATCCGCATGGAGACCAACATGACCGACACCACCATCACCCCGGCCCCGCCCGAGGCGCAGACCCGCGCCGCGATCAACACGGAAATCCGCTCCATCGCCCGCATCGCCGGACTGGACCAGTCCTGGATCGACGGCCAGATCGACGTCGCTGCCGATGCCGACACCGCACGGCGTGCCGCCTTCGAGGCGCTGGCGACCCGCAGCGCGCCGACGATCCGCACCGAACAGGTTCGCGTCGAGATCGGCGAAAGCCAAGACGACCCGGCCCTGCGTGCCCGCCAGATGGGCGAGGCCCTCTATACGCGCATCAACCCGCGCCACGAACTTTCTGAACCGGCCCGCCGCTATGCCTACGCCACACCCGTGGACATGGCGAAGGAACTGCTGACCTTGCGTGGCGAGTCCACGATGGCGCTGTCGCCCGCCAGCCTGGTCACCCGGGCGCTTCACACGACGTCAGACTTCCCGATCATCCTTGGCAATACCGTGGGCCGGGTGCTGCGCGATGCCTATCAGGCTGCGCCCTCGGGCATCCGCCGTCTTGGCCGTCAGACGTCGGCGCGGGACTTCCGGTCGGTGAACAAGATCATGCTGGGCGAGGCCCCGCTGCTGGAAAAGCTGAACGAGCACGGCGAGATCAAGGCCGGGACGATGGCCGAGGCCCGCGAAGCCTACAAGATCGAGACCTGGGCCAAGAAGATCGGCATCACCCGGCAGGTGCTGGTGAACGACGACCTTGGCGCGTTCTCGGACCTTGCGCGCCGTATGGGCCAGGGGGCCGCCGAGACCGAGGCACGGATCCTCGTCACCCTCTTGGAGGCGAACAGCGGCAACGGCCCGACCCTGTCGGACACCAAGGCGCTGTTCCATGTCGATCACGGCAACAAGGCGGCGAGCGGCGCGGTGATCTCCGACGCGACTCTGTCCGCAGCCCGGCTGGCGCTGCGCACCCAGAAGGGGATCGACGGGCGCATCATCCGCGTGACGCCGAAGAATCTGTTGGTCCCGCCCGCGTTGGAAACGGTGGCCGAGAAGTGGCTCGCTACCATCGCACCCGCCACCGCTGCCGATGTGAACCCGTTCTCGGGGGCGATGTCGCTGGTCGTTGAACCCCGCCTGTCCAGCGCGACCCGCTGGTATGTCACAGCCGATCCAAGCGAGATCGACGGCCTCGAGTTCGCCTACCTCTCGGGCAACGAGGGGCCCCAGGTGGAAAGCCGCTCCGGCTGGGACGTGGACGGCGTGGAAATCCGGGTGATCCTCGACTTTGGCGCAGGCTTCATCGACCACCGCGGTTGGTTCCAGAACGCAGGCGCGTAATGGCAGACCTCGCCCAACTCACCGCCTGGCGCGATGCCCTGATGGCCGCCCGCTATCAGGGCATCCGCACCGTCGA